ATCACATGATCAAAAATGGGATTACCGGATCTCTGATATGCTTCATATTTTCCTCCATAAGAAAAGCCACCTTAATTAGTGGCTTCTGTGTATTGTCTAATAGCTAGGAATCCTTCTTTCGATTTTTCTCCCAAAAGCGGAAAAAGCTTAATGTCTGGAATATCGTCATGCAACTGTTCTAGTATAGAATAATCGCACACTTCGTTAACTTCATAGTCATCAGAAGATGCCATTTCTTCCAAAAAACCAAGAAACAGATTCATACCTTCAATATTCTTATTCGTTATATATTCTTCCAGCAAAGGAACAAAAGCATAATTAAAAACGATGTGATTTCCTGAATTGTTATCAATCTCATCTTTAGCAATTAGTTCGTGATATTTGCTGTTAAACGAAGGCAATTTATTCAACGCTTCATCTAACAGATTCTCGTTTGTTAACATCAATCATCAACCTCTTTTAATTTTGCTAATTGTTTGTTCAATAATATTATATCATCCGGAGGTAGCTTTTTTGATAAAACCTTATTTATTTGATTAATTAAATCTTTTACTTTTATGGCATGATTTCTTCCTTGACGCCCACAATTAATACCAGTCTCTTTCTCAAATCTTCTTATATCTGCTGTTCCACCATCGCCAATAAAAGACTTTTTCCTATAATCTGCTCTAATCACTTTTTTTGCTTCTTCGCTTTTACACATTGATAGTAGATTGTTCATCTGATTCTCACCAATCCAATCACTGTATTTAGCCAACAAAGTTTTTCCGTTCAAGCCGACATAAAAATCGATTTGATTTCCAAAACTCCGCACCTTACTTTCTATTTCTTCTTTTTTTCTAAGGTCATTTAAGTGATTAACTCTTGCTTCCCTCTGTGTCTGATAGATCTTCTTGTTCCAGACGTTCTGGTATCCGTCCTGAGTTTTATAAGTAACCAGGCATCTGCAGTTGGAATGTCTTTTGTAGATATCATCCGGTGCGTTATATGGATCATAGATTCCTGCCAGAGAAGCACACCAGTCACAGCAGTGTCCAAGCTGTCTTCTGATGATCACGGCTTTCATTCCTAATCTGGATCTGAATCTGACATTCGCTTCGACATAATGATCATAGAAACTCTGACAGGAATTGCAACAGGCATTGGATATGAACCTTTCAAGATTGATTGCCATCTTCCTGCTCCTTTACCGTCGTATAGATCTTATAGATCAGATCATGGATCTTCTGCTTCGGGAATTCCGGTTTGATCGGTTTTATCCCGATCTTGTCCTTCCTGTCTTCCTGTATTTGAACGATAGAAGCGGCTTCATACATCTTTTCGTAAACTTCTTCGAAAAGAGGCATCGCCAGACCGTTGAGTTCTTCCCAGGTCATATCTTTGCTGATGGATCTGTAGATGATCTTTCCGATGCATTCTCCAAGATTTGCTCCGTACAGGGAAACATCGGATTGAACTGCCTTCCCATCTTCCAGTTTCTTCAGAAACGATGTGATTTCAGGATCCTTGCTGATCTCCTTTTCAAGTTCGTTAATCATAGTCGATTCCCGTCAGATCCCTGAGCGTTTCCTTATCAAAGTAGTCTGGAATAGCCTGGTTGATCTTGATCGCTCCGTCTCCGATCAGAGACAGCATGGATGCATCCGGTTCGAAGATCGGCTCCCATCTAGGCTTCGTAAGATACAGCTGGCTTCTGTTGTAGGAGAATTCATCCCTTAAGCATGCTGCAAGATATCCGGCATTCAAAAAGGATGTTCCGAACGTCCTCTGTGCTTTTCTGGCTGTAAGCCTTAAGTTTTCATGCGCTGCCTTGATGGCATCTGCACTCGACGGATTCTCTGTTGCGAAGCCAAGATCGTCAAGCGTCAGCCCCGTTTCACCTGCAAACAGAGAGGCAAACATTTTCAGCTGGTCGGTGTGTGGCTGCATGCTTTGCTGTGTAAACTGACCTACCGTCGGCCTTTCACCATCTTCATCTTTGGTAATGGCCAGAAGCGTGGAAATCGTCATCTGCCATTTATCAGTAAGATCGCTGTCATCGCTCAATCCAACAATATACTTCTGCGGGTACGAATAGAATTCAGCTGCGATCTCTGATCTCTTGATCGTCCTGAGCGCTGAACCGGTAATGGACATACACGCCCTGGAGATTCTGGAATGGCCAAACGGCCTTATGGCATCCGGTCTGAAGATCACTGGTACAAGCATCGCATACTGTGATTTGTATGTCTGTCTGGAGATCTCTTTCCCGTCCTTGTAGAAGATCGTTTCTCCGGGTGTAAAATATGCTTCTTCGATTACTCTGTCACGATCGTCTCTGCTCAACACCGCATATCCTTCACTCATCATGCTGGTAAAAGGATCAATAATCCCTGTAGCATTATATCCATCGATCACCTGCAGTCTTGGATATCCTTCTTCATCCCTGCTGATATAGATGAAGGAACAGGAGCTGATAAGCGCACCCAGAATTGCCGAATCAAACAGAACGTCCGGATTGTTCAGTTCATAGATCTCTCCGATATCGAAATTATCATCCTTGAAGTCTCTGAACTGCAGTCTATCCGATAGAGAATCGACAGCCTTTGCACACCATCCCAGACATGAATTCCAGCATCTGAGATCCTTCGGTGTTGATATGCCGAAATCAAATGCCAGATTCTTCATATCATAATAGTCATATCTCAATTTAATCCTGGTCTGTTTTGATTCCAGTTTCTTCTTTAAAAACGCTATACCTTTCAGATCGGCCATATTGCTCCTTTCGTGTGTTTTTTTTCGTAGTACGGCGGGCTGAAGCTCGAAGGCCCTCCCCTCCGGGTCCATAGCCCCCTATTCTTAGTAAAAATAAACCAATCAATGCAAATAAAAAGCAGCCGGAACCATCAGCTGCTTCTGTATTTTCTCCAATCCATAGTGAGAGGGAGGGTGTTATTTCCTGCCGGCTCCTTTTCTTTTGCCTCAACAGGTCTTAACAGTTTATCGGATTTCTCTCTGTTGCATATCCAATGAGCAAGCTGAAGATTGCTGATGTCGCTTGGATGTCCTCCTTTGGCTATTGGTACGATATGATCAATGCACAGGCTTAATGGGTGAGGGTATTTCAGGCTCGGGTCTACAGATAAACCACAGATGCCACATATTGCCTGTGTTGCATAGATCTTCTTCTTGTTTTTATCAAAGGCAGCACGATGCTTTCCGTCCTGATCCGGTCTGTTCTTGTTCTTGCTCATAGCACCCCCAGGGTATAAAAAAAGTCAACAGACATTGTATATCATGTTGACATAGTAGCACCACTATGTTATAATAATGGTGTAAGGAGGTAAGGATATGCAAATACTAATTGCAGTGATTCAACTCTTAACTGCTGTAATCAATCTAGCCATTGCATTACGGTTGTTCAGTAAGAATCACAACGATAAGGATTAATTCCTTATCACCTTCTCAGGGAAACCTGAGGAGGTTTATCCTTACACCTTCACTATAGCACAAAGAAAGGAGACTGACAATAATGCAAGCCTTATCGCTTATCATTTCCATTGCTGCCTTATTCATTTCCTTGTTTACTCTGAAAGAAGTTACTGATGCCAAAAAAAGCAAGCGGTAATTTCGATCAGAAAAAGTACATCCAGGATTGGAAGAAACAGAATATGAAATCGGTCAAAGTTACATATAAGAACGAATTCGTAGATCTCTTCAAAACTGCCTGTTCCATTCTTGGTGTATCACAGTCGGAAGTAATCCGAGAGGCAATGGAGCAAGCCATCAAAAAAGCTGGATTATAAAGTTCCAGCTTTTTTTACGATACTATTTTATCACAGATTTTTACTTAACACGTTAAGTCTTTTAAAAAGTTATATCTTTTCTACCTCGGATTTGATTTTCAAATAGATGCCAACCTTTGAATATCCCAGTTCCTTTCCGATCTGCTCATAGCTTTTTCCTTTCTTAGAAAGATTGCAGATATATTGCGAATCATGACTCAAAAGGGCAATATCATCGTCAATTGCCTTAATCTTTCTCATAACAGATTGGTAGTCTTCCATCTTGCTGCTGATCCGATCAATCATTTCCAGCCTCTTTTCCTCTATTGCGCTTTCATTCATGGTGCCGGGCTGTTTGTCATATTGAATGGCTTTTACATTCTCAAACTTATATTCCAGTACTTTGATCTGCTCATCGATCCTTTTCAAATCATCCAGCAAACTCTGGTAGCTCTCTAACTC